CCACGGCTCAGCCCGCATGTTGATGACGTTCGCATAGCGGTCGCGGCAGGTCGCCAGCGTCTTGTCGCAGCCAGCGATAATGTCGAACGTGTCGCCCACCGATACCGGGTACGGCATCGGCAGCTGCAGCTGCACGCTGCCGACGGTGTATTGCTTGATTTCCATCGACAGCCCGTCATTCGATCCGGAGCGGAAAGTGATCAGGCCTAACGTGAAATAGTCGTTCGCGTGCGAGAGCGCTGCCGTGATGGTGCGATTGTCCGCGCTGACGGTGGTCACCGTGCCGGCGAAGGTGAAATCGGCCACATTCTTCTTGCAGCGGGCATCGCCGAACGTGGCGCGGCAGGCAGGGCCGCGCAATTCGACCAGCGTGCGCGAATAAGCCTGCATCAGGCCGCGCAACTCCGCGTAAAACTGCGAACGGCTGGTGCGCACGTCGCCGATCCGGCCCTTGCGCAGGATGTTCTTGCCTTGCGTGAGGTCGGCGTAGTTGACTTCGAAGATCTCGACCGCCGCGTAATCCCACAGGCCAGCATGGATGTCGGCCTCGGTAATCGCCGGCGAGGACAGCACGCCGGCCAGTTCCAGATTGTCGACGTTGAGCTCCGCCGCGCTGTCGATGTCGGACGCGTTGTAGCCGTTCGTGGCCTTATAGGTCAGGCCATCAATCACCAGATCGCGGTCGAGCGCCGTCGCAGCGATGATCGTACCGTCGACCAAGGTGGCCTTGAAGCAGGTCGTCAGCGTCGTGGTGCCTTGGGCCAGATGCGCCTTCAGCGTGGTGGAGAGCGTCTTCATTCGCGAATCTCCTGCAGCACCACGGAAGGCCCAGACAAGAATCGCTGATTAGGCGATCCAGGAGCAACCAAGTCCCAATCGATGAAGTCGTCCATGAAGTGGACCGGCACGTAAAACTTGCCGGACCAGGACAGCGTGGCCGGATCCGGATTCGATGCGATGGTCACGACGCCGGTGTTATAGTTCACCGTATAAGAACCGGACGACAGCGGCGTGCCGCTCTGGCTGATCACCAGCCCAGTCGAGCGCGGCCGGGTGATGTTGCGGTCCTTGGTGCGCCCGGACAGCGTTTCCGTGTACCGCTTCACCAGCTGGAACAGCCCGGCAGCGGTGCGCGTCATCACGCCATTGGTCACCGTGTTGTCTTTCGGATCCTCCATCAGGAACCCGTAGGCGCCGCCCTCCGTCACTTCGTGCAGCGTTTCGATCGCTTGCCACTGCTCAAGCGTGAGCGGCACGGTGCCGAGTTCGTACTGCCGCAGCGTCTTGGTCCACACCACGTTGATGGTGCGCTGGCCAGAGTCGGTTTCCACGCGGGAGTTCATGCGCATGTTCTTGCCGCGGATTCCCGCCGAAATGATCGAATTGGGCAACAGCACATCGCTGAGTACGATGATGGCCATCAGGTATTCCTTCGCATCGCATGCTGGATTTGCCGGCCCGCCGCGGCGCCGAATTGCGACGCCGTTTCCCGCGTCGCGCCCGGCGGCGGCGTGACATTCACTTGGAGGTGATAGGTATTGCCGCCTTTGCCATGGCCAGCGCCCGGATCGACTTTGCCGGACTGATTACCCATCATCAGATATTGCTTGCCGGATACCGTGAGCAGTTCTGGTCCGCGCTCGTTCACGCGGTACAGGCTGCCAGCCGAGACATCGCCGCCATACTCGCGCGCGCCGGCCACGTGCAAGGCCTGTGCGATGGCCGGCTCCCGCTCCTTACCGACGCCCATGCGCTCCAATAGCCCCGCCAGCACGCTGGCCGAGTTTTCGCCGCCCCGCTTGGTGTTGCCGGTGATGTTCTGCAGCAGGCTGGCCACCGAATTGTTCGGCACTTGCTTGCCAGCCTTCGCCGTAGTGGGCTCGCGCCAGTTTTTATCGCCGGTCATGATCTTTGCGAACACATCCGCAGCCAGATTGAAGCGATGGCGCGGGTCATCCCGGCGCAGCACCTCTTCGTCGCGCATCAGGATGGCCGGCACTTCGCCCGCCTTCAGCACGGCAGAAATGGCTGCCGCACGTTCGCGGTCCGGTTGTCCCCCCGCGATGCCGCCGCTGTGATAGCGCGTGGCACCGGCAAACAGCGCAGACGGCATCGACCGTCCGCCTGCCGAGCCGCTGACTACCCCGCCAGAGTGGAAGTAATAGCTGGTGACCGCATCGGCGGCGACTGATCCGCCGCCGGCGGACGAACCACTGCCGAACAGGCTGGCAAGCCCGCTTAGGCTCGAACCGGCGCTTTTCGCGCTGGTTGCTGCGACGATCATCTGGAACAGGCTAACGATGCCCGGCAGCCGAGCCAATGCATCGCCGCCGGCACCGGCCGATTGCGCGAGCCGGGCCACATCGGATGCTGCGGTCAGGGTGGTCTTGCCGAATGCAGCCGTGCTGTCGGCACTGGCGCGCTGCGTGTCCGTGGCTTCCTTGGCCGCATCAGTACTCGCCGGCTCCTGGCCGCGGTCAAACCGGGCAAAGTCGCCCGGCGTGCGCAAATCCGGCGTGTCGCCCGTTGTGCGGGATACGCTGGGCGCGGTCGGCTGGACCGCGTTCGCCGCCGCCTTCGCCGCCGCCGTCAGCGCATCGAGCGCCGTGGCCGAAGCATTCGCCGCCGCTGCCTGCGCCAGCAGCGCGTCGTTCTTCGGATCCTTGATGCCGAGCGGGTCCTTGATGCCGAGCGTGTCCTTGAATGCCTTGGCGATTACGCCATTGCCTTCGGTCAAGGAGCGTAGCTGGTTTTCCAGGTACTTCTGCAGCGGATCGGTGATGAACAGCTTGTTGACGGTGGCCAGGGCTTGCCGGCCGATCGGCGCCAGCACCGCGTCATCGAACGCCTTGAGCGCCGATTTACCCTTCGATTCGGCGCTGACCTTGGCCTTGGCTGCCTGTTCTTCCTTGATGCGCGCGCGCAGCCGCGCCTTGTCTTCCTTGTCCTGCGCCTTGGACAGATACCCTTCCAGTTCGCTGATCTTCTTGTCGTGTTCGTCGCGCTGCGCCTGCAGATCCTTTTGCGCGTCCTGACGTTGCTGGTTGTAGGCTTCGGCGAAGTTTTGGGGCGCGTTTCCAATGACATCGGCAACGCCGCGCGCCAGTTCCTTATTGGCTTCGCGCAGTCGCTGCAGTGCCGGATCGACTGCATCGGCTGCCTTTGCATACTGCAGCGCCAGATCGGCAGCGAACTGCTTGATCTTCGGGTCGGTCGAGACCGCAGCGAGCTCGGCTGCCTTCGCGGTCAGGATGCCCAGCTGCTCAACGGCTTTTTGGCGCACAGCATAGACGTCCCGCTCAGTTTCCAGCAGCGATTTGCCGCTGATCTCAGCCAATAGGTTTGCGGCCTCCTCGGCGCGCGCCGTATTCTGCGCGACCTCGCCAGCGCGGCGTTGCATGTCGGCGTACTGGTTCGCGATCTCAGTCAGTGTGCTCTGCTTCTTTACGTCGGCATCGCTGATTCGGCCACGCGACTGTTCGGCGAGGATCTGCGCGTTCCGGTCCGCAATCTGCGCACGCAACCGGGCCGCGCCCAGTTCGTCGCCTTCCAGTTGCAGCAGATTGGCGCGGTAATTCGTGACCTGGTCGTCTAGCGCCCTGATGCTGGCATTCAACTCCTGGTTGGCGAGTACCTCTTCATGCTGGCCGGCGGTTGATACCTTCTGCTTCTCGACATCGTAGTGCCGGATCTGACCTTGCAACTTGAGCCGCTCAGATGGATCGATGACCGACTTGAGCAACTGCTGCGTGGCAGCCTTTTCCTTGTCAATCTCGGCTATTTCTGCCGCAGTGTTTTTGCGGATGTCGGCGATCTTGCCGTCATAGAACTCCTGCAGCGACAGCCGGCCCGCCTGATATTCGCCTTGCTGGAAACGGTTGTGGAACTGTAGCGCTTCCTTTTCCTTGTCAAGCGCATCCTTGAACGCCTGCACCCGTTCCGCATAGATCGCCTGCGCCTTCTGTGCGGTCTCCGGATCGGTGTTGTCCTTCAGCGTCTGCTGTCGGATGGCGCGCTTTTCCGCGTCGGTGAAGCCCTTGCCAGCCGCTTCTGCCTTCGCGAAATCGGCCTCGTCGCGATCCTGCATTTCCTTGAGCCGTG